TGCTTACAGTGCCAGGCATCTAGGGCATCAGGCGTAACCGCTGGCGTGGCCCATGGATCGTATTGTTCCTGGTCAGTTTTCTTGATTGTCGTGACGGTAGCCTTTGGAGCTTCTTGGCGATTGCGTATTTCATCGGCACTAGCAATCTTCTTCGAAGCTAGGCCTACTGCAATTGCGCACCTACCCCAAGCACTGGTTTCAGCGTTCATCAGTTCGCTGCCCTTTGTGTATGGCGTGCGACCCGGTACTTCCTCCCAAGCGCAAGCGATGGCAGGGCACGGATCAAACGGGTCACGATAGAAGGCTGCCGTATAAGCAATATAAGTAACGCCGCCAATCTCTACAATCTTAAATGGCTCAGCTGGGTTGGCTGGTCTAAATACACCTTCGGGGTAAATCTCTTTGGTCTTGCGCATGCGCTCAGCTACATCCACATAATCGTCCATGTTGAAACTCATAACATCATCCCTTCATCTACGGCACGCCAGATAATGCACTGGTTGCCATTGTTGTTTTTCCGTGTGAGGCCTGAGTCAATGATAAAACCCTGGCATTCTAAAGACTTGCGCAAAGGCCTAACCGAGTTGCCTGGTATAGACAGGATTGCTTCGATTTCTTGATCCGTGGCCCCGCGTAGTCCAGCCCGAATCAGCAGCTCGTAAATCTTTAGGCGTAGTGATCCAGTCTCTGGATACTTGCGGATTGCCGCATCAATCGATGTGCGCTTGGCTTTGCGTGCGATTATGACTGAATTATCGCTGACTGTTGGCGGCTTCACGCTTGCCCACTGCCTTCCCTAAATCAAACCCGGCTCTGTGGCCCTGATCTAGCCCTATCTCACGGCCTAACAAGTAGCCTGCAATCATTGGCAAGCCTAAAACTATGACTGATCCCAGGAATATACCCGCATCAGATAAAGTCGAAAGAAAATCAATCACTTTGAATCCTCGCTTTCCATTCTCCAGAAGGTTTGAATCGTCTTGTCCATATCGAATCGGTAGTGACCGCCAAGGGGCTTATACGCGGTGATCTTCTTATCGCGTACCAAGCGGCGCAAAGTAGCTGGCGTTACTTCTAAGATTGCAGCCATTTCCGTGGTGCTTAGGTATTCAGGTTCCATGACACTCACAACGCATTCCATGATCCGGGATAGTCGGTCAGGATTACGACTTCGCCCGTGCCAATATCAAAGGCTGCTTCATGAGCTTCAGCAATCGATTTAAGGAATGCGGCAGCCAGGATGTAATCCGCGTAGGTATCAACCCAGTGGGCAAACGCCCAGGCGTAAGAGATCTTGGTGTTGTCCAGGATTGGCTCAAAGCGACCTGCCTTGCTTTCCCAATCTTTGCCCCACCGCATCGAGGTTGTAGTCAAATGCTCAAAATCGTTCTGAGTGAGTTCCAGGGTGATTTTCATCGTTGGATACTCTTGACCGAGCAATCGTCACAAACCGCCCAGGTCAGTTGGCTAAGAGTGATTGGGCTGGTGAATGTAAAAACCTTTGAATAAGGCTCTAATCGGTTGCAGTATTCGCATTTCAGAGTTTGTGTCTTTGCTGACATATTAATCACCCGCGATTTCATCGAGCAATTCAGCCAGTATTGGATCAAGCTCTTTTGCTACTTTGTCTAGCTTCTCTTGTAAGGTTTGAGACATGTGAGGCCCTTCGTGTATATCGCCGTGTTGCGATAAACCCAGCATACACGATATGTACGAGATGTACAACATCTACAACATTAACGGCGTTCGGCGTGTCTAACGCTCCAGAAGGATGGTGTAGATGTGGTCTAGGCGGGCTTCCAGCCTATTGACCTGCTCCTTGAGACTATGACCGTTGGCCTTGGGCCCTATCTCAGCCATGATTGAGCGCACTATGAACCTGACTGCAGCGTATAGTCCAGACAAGATGGCCATCACGCCTACGATGACGGCCACCCATGCCTGGAGTTCCATATTACTTCTTGCTTACGGTTATGGCTGCATCCTTAGGATCAACGGCGCGCAGTACCGGGCCAATGAAGCCTGCTAGGAGGGCGTTAAGCAGCACTTTAGGATCCGTGATGCCCGCTAAATAGAGAGCTGCTACTGAGGCCAGTGATGCTCTGAGATACGACAAGGCCGCCGTTTTGAGTTGTGAGTTCATTTCTTGTCTCCTTGTATTTTCTTGATCAATGCCTCCGCTTTGGCGGCAGTAATATTTATCTCGAAGTGCATTTCATCCTTGCGGTTCTTGTAATCGCCTCCCCAAAGGCAACCATATTTATGAGCCAGGGCCCTGATCATTGGAACCTTAAGTGGATCAAAGGTATTTGTCTGCCCTAAAGGGTGCTTGGACGCGTTTAGATCCAAAGCCGTGCCGGATGAGTGATTGCTTAGCTTGGTGGTCTGACCCCGGATTGGACGGTAACAATATCCCCAGTCATCAAGTGATCCAACATCCAATGGTTCAATCAGCTCGTGAAACTCAGCAGCCAACCCAATGAGCAACGGCGCAACCGCCTCCGCACAACGCAGCTTGATTGCCGTACCTGGCACTGGATAAGACTTAATGCCTAACTCAGCTTGATTCTTTGAGGCTGGCCATCCATTTGCACTTGTTTCCATTAAAGACCAAGTGCCTGTAAATCGTGAGCAGTTAGACCAAGTGCAGAAAGTTTAGCTTGTGCGGCATTTTTTGCGTCCAGTTGTGCCTGCTCTCCTTCGCTCAAAGGATTAGGTAATAAGGCCGCCGCCTCTTGATCAGTCATCTCACGATCAATAATCTCATCAGTTTCAATGTTATGGATTCTTATCATTGGATTTTCCATTATTTTACCCCGTATATTCTGACTGTTCCACCACTAAATGTGCCTGCTGAGGTTTTGATTTGGGTAGTTCCAACGGCTCCCTGTGATTCATAACCGCCTCCGCCCCAAATGCCTTTCCAACCACCACTATAATAATTGCCTGAAAAGTTTAAAGGTTTTCTGCTGCCACCATTTGCATAATTATTTATTAGAATTGCGAAGGAATTACCAGCAACACCTGTGTCACAGGTTTGACCATGACTTAATGGAATGTTTCCGCTGCTGGTGTTTAATGCAGTTGTTGAATCGCTTCTAAATGATGTTAAAAAGTTGTTAGTTGTTAAAGAGTCAAAATTGATTGTGATTGCACCCGCAGTTGTTTGAATTCCTGCATTTTCAATTAAAATTAACAAGTTAACATAAGATGAAGATATGCCAGTGATGCTGGTACTTGAACCGCTTAAGGTTGTTGTGCTGAGAAGTGTCATACCGCCGCCTGGTACGGTGGCCCATTTTAATCCTGTTGCCTGTGCCGAATCAGCCGTTAACACGGTATCGTTTGCCCCTACTGCTAGACGGGCTGGTGTGTCTGCTCCACTAGCTGCTACTAGATCGCCCTTAGCGTCCACAATGCTATTTTGAATGGCGTTGCTATCGTCAAAACCAACCCAGGCTGCACCTGAATAGGTCAGCACCGCATCGGTGTCTTTAAGGTAGCAGCACTGCCCTTCTTGCGGCGAGGTTATAGCTGCATCCCGAGCTGCTGCTGAGGCAAAGACTAGAACGCCCTGCATCAAGTAGCCATTAGTGTCTGCGGCAGTTAAAACCTCCCCGGTTGTGAATGTCTTAAAGCCAAGTCCTGCTGCCATATTTCCTCCTTAGTAACTCAGCACACTGGTATCAAGTATGCCATGAAGCGTGCTATTTAGAATGAAACCATCGATTATGGGTTCAAGTGTCGTCATGCGTACCCGCCAGGAATTCGGTGTGATTTCCATCGACTTACCGAATACTTGTAGGGTCTTTGTCAGGGTTGTAGATCCTGGCTGGTTTGTGGTGATGGTTACTGGATCAAAGTAATCCAAATCTAAGGCTGCAATGATCCCGGCATCGTAGTTGGCCGTGTATAAATCCAGGAGGATTTCGTCACATCTCACGCTTGTCTCAGATCTTGACGCGACATAAGCCTGAGCGTAGTTAAGGGCGGTGGCCGTGTCCTGCATCAGCAGGTTTTGCTGGTTGTAGGAATGCAGGAAGTACTTGGCAATACTGGCTGCATTTGACGCGTTTTGAGTGGCCAGGCCTGTGGCAGTAATATTGGCTTCGTTATACACCAGGGTGTCGTTTGTGACCCAGGTGGCGTTGAAGTAATCAATCTCCGTGCCGTTATCGTTAAAAAGTACTGGGGGCGCAGCTACGCTGGAGGCAGTGAGGTTCCTATCCTGAAAGACGAAGGATCCGGCGGCATCCACATAGAAAGCCCCGAATTCTGTGGTCTCGATTGTTTGACAAGCCGCGAGAGCGGTTCGGGCCGTGCCCGGATCTGCCTGCACTGTGGTTAAGCCCGGATCTACATCCCTCATGGTGGCTGGCCAAGAGATGGCATCAAGTAAATTGTTAATTCTTGCCCCGGTCAGTTGCCCCGCGCTGGTTCCCGCCACGGTAGAAATCTGAGCGTTCTGGGCCAGTCTGAAGGCATCCACTGCATTTATGACAGTGTAAACAACATCTCCCACGGCGGATTGTGGGGTCGTGGTTGTGTAAGAAGTAATGA